GGGGAGTCACTGACGCCTGACGAGATTGCTGTAACCAAAAGTGCGTTCCTGGACGACTATGCGAAGCATGGGAACATTGGCGCCGCGTGCGATAAGGCATGTATCCACCGTTCAACTATCTATCGCTGGCAAGAGCAGGACGAGGTGTTTGGCCTGACTTTCCAACAGGTGAAAGCGGACTATTGCGATAAGTTGCGCCACGAGATTGACCGGCGCGCCACGCAGGGCGTGCTAGAGCCAGTCGCCAGCGCAGGGCGCGTGGTTGCCCATGTGCGGAAGTTTAGCGACACGCTCCTGATATTCCAAGCCAAGGCGTTGATGCCAGAGTACCGCGACAAGCAGCAAGTGGAAGTGACGGGCAAAGATGGTGGCCCGATTGAAACGAAACACGGGCAATTGGTGTCGCTGGACTTGGACACGTTGACGGATGAACAACTTATCGCGCTCCGTGCGGCATTGCATGACCCCGCAAAAGAGTAACCCGTATGCTAGTTTCAGCGGCCCCCACAGAACCGATCCTTGACGCGCAGACGATTGAAGAGCGCGCAGGTGCGCTCTTGGCGCGCCGCAACCTGCATTGGTTTGTGCGTGAGGCGTGGCACGTCGTAGAACCTGCGACGCCCTTTATGGACAATTGGCACATACAAGCGATCTGCGAACACCTGGAAGCGGTCACGAACGGGCAGATACGCAACCTGCTGATCAACATGCCCCCACGCAGCGCCAAGTCCACCACCGTCTCCGTCATGTGGCCCATGTGGGAGTGGATCACCCACCCGGAACGCCAGTGGATGTTCGCTAGCTACGCGCTGTCCTTGGCGATCCGTGATAGCGTCAAGTGTCGTCGCCTGATTGAAAGTCCCTGGTATCAGCGTCACTACGGCGCATCCTTCACAATGGCCCCCGACCAAAATCTGAAGTCGCGCTACGAGAACGACCATCGCGGGTATCGCATGGTGATCTCCGTCAACTCTGGCGCCACAGGTGAAGGTGGCGACGTGATCGTGGTAGACGACCCGCATAACGTGAAGGACGCGCCCAGCCAGATCATTCGGCAAGGCACGATTGAGTGGTGGGATAGCGCCATCAGTTCACGCATGAACAATCCCAAGACGGGCGCCAAGGTCATTGTCATGCAACGAGTGCATGAAGAGGACTTGTCGGGCCATGTGATTGAGAAGGGCGACTACGTTCACCTGTGCTTACCAATGGAGTACGAGGCGTCACGCGCCCATACCACGTCTATCGGCTGGCGTGACCCCCGCACAGAAGAGGACGCGCTCTTATGGCCCGCGCGCTTTGGCCCCACCGAAGTGGCGTCGCTGAAACATGCGTTAGGCCCCTATGAGTATGCAGGCCAGTACCAACGTCCCACGCCCAAAGAGGGTGGCACGTTTAAGCCAGAGTGGATGGGTCATCGCTATCAGGAATTGCCCACGCTCACACGTATCATTCAAGCGATTGACAGCGCGTTTAAGACGGGCGTAGGCAACGACTTCAGTGTGATCGCGACCTGGGGGACGGATGGCGTCAACTACTACCTGTTGGGGTTGTGGCGGGCGCGTGTGGCCTATCCCGATCTGATACACGCCGTCCGCGATCAGTACGCGCTGTGGAATACCGTTGACGGCTACCCCGGCGTCCAAGCCGTGCTGATAGAGGATAAAGCGTCGGGGCAATCGGCGCTCCAAACGTTGCAACGCGAGACGGATTTGCCCGTGATCGCCGTCAACGCCGTGGGGACGAAAGAGTCACGCGCCGACGATGTGTCGCCCCTCTTCCAGGCGGGCAAGGTGTGGTTGCCCGATCCCGCCGTCATCGATGCGTCGTGGGTCGCCGACTTCGTAGACGAGCATGTGCATTTCCCACGCGCCGCCCATGACGATATCGTAGATACGTCATCCTATGCCCTGCGCTATCTCGCACATGGCCGCAACCTGTTGGGGGAAGTGACGCGCCGGATCGCCATGCGCCAAGAACTGCTAACCCAACGCGGGATCGTCACGACGGGGCTAACGCATCCGAGCGCGCTGCAAGGGCTAATCATGCCGTCTACCACGGCGCCCACAATGCCGCCCGATGTGAGTGAGCAGGAACCCGATCCCCTACCCACTATGCCCAACACCTTCGCCTGGCCCTTCTGAGGACTACTGAGGACTGACAGGATACCCCACATGGCCGTCAACCCGTCTGAGCAGCCCAACAGCGCGCCGATCCCGCCGCGTGGGTCGTTCAACCTACGGGCGGCGGTCGCCAATGGTCTCGTCTCCCTAGCGCGTCGCATCACGCCCCAACAGGCGGCGCATAGCTACGCCCTGCCGGAAACGCTGACCCACAGCGCCACCCAAGCCGCCAACGCCGCACACCTCCAACAGCAGACGGCCCGCGCCAACAATCGCCCCCGCCGCCCCGTCGGTGGTAGCCAGCAACACCCTCAGCAACACCCCCAGCA